CGCAGTTACCGTTGGTGAGGGTGCCGCTTGTCGCAGCGACTTTAGTGGTTAAAGAGGGAAAGGTGTAAGTGTAGCCTGTGGCCGGGAAGGCGAAGGTCGGAGTGCCTGCACCAGTGGTCGTCAGGTTTGCCCCAAGCGTTAGGGTCTTGCCGTTCACCTTGGTGCAAGTAAGTGCCCCCGAAGTTGCCAATGAACAGTCGCCCGACACCGCCACACCAGTCGCGACGTTCGAGCCATTACCAACCCAGATGTTCGTGCTGGTCAAGGCAGGCAACGAGGTGCTGGCTGCTGCCCAAGTCCCATCGCCGCGCCAGAAGGTCGAAGCGGAGGCGCCCGTCCCATTGTTCAAATTTGTGGTCGGCAAATTCCCGGTTACATCTGCCGTCAGGCTAACAGCACTCCACGATGGCGTTGTGCCGCCGTGCAAGAGTTGCGTGGAAGACCCGGCCGCAAGACGAGTGCCCGTCCCACTCGCCCCACCATACAACAAATCACCCGCAGTTGTTAGGGGGGAAAGGGCGTCGAACGCGGAAGCTTTGCTGGTCTGCCCCGTGCCGCCCTGCGCGATCGGAACAGTCGGCAAATCACCTGCGACAAGTGACCGAAAGGCTGGCTGTGCAGCGCCGCCGCTGGTCGGCCCGGCGAACACGGTATTAGCGGTCTGTGTCACCAGCGTCCCGGTCAGCGTTCCTGCGCCTGTGACAGGCGTTCCGCTGACTGTGATAAACGCAGGCAGCGAAAGCCCCACGCTCGTAACCGTCCCGCTGCCCGAAGGCGTAGCCCAAACATTATCCCCGCGCAAGAATGTGCTGGCCGAGGGTGTGCCACCCGCATTCAAACTCGAAAGCGGAATTGTCCAAGTTCCAGATGCCGAGACCGTTCCGAGCACCGACCAGACATTGTTTATGTTCGCCCCGAAATTATACGGAGTCGCAGTCTTGTCAATACCCCACTGCATCTGGGTGTAGGTCTGACCATGGGCCGGAAGGCAAAAAGCCAGGAGAGCTGCTAAAACCTTCTTCATATCACATCTCCTGTTCGAACGGAAGGGGCATTTGCCTTCCAGGCATTTCTTCCTCATGCCCTTCATACGTGTCGCTGATCGGAACATCCTGACTTTCCGTCACAGCCTCATCCGCCACCAGTCCCATCTGCGCCCCAGACAGCCCCGCATTCTTAATAAGAATATCGAGTCGCCGGGTAATCGCGTCGTAAACCTCGACTTCGCGCTTTTCGAGTCTCGCCTGCGTTTTGCCCTTTTCTCTCGCCAGCTCATCCATCGTATTTTTAAGGGCCTCTTGCATCTGCTGCAATTGTCCCATGAGCATTTGCTCGTTTTGCGAGGGGCCTTGGCCGAGGGCCTGCGGCGGAACCATCCGCTTCAACCTTTCAGCCGCCTCTTCCGCCATCGGGAAGTCTCCAGCGCGGAACATGATGTCGCCAATGATGCCAGAGAGCGCAGGGTTCTGCGTCAGGATGAGCGTCAGCGCGTTAAACGCCTCTTCTCGCCTGGTCGCATAACCCGGCCCCACATCCGCCATCACCTCATACGTTCCGATACCTGGATTCAAAATCCTCCCGATCACTTCATTATTTTCATTCAGCTCCAGCGCGTGAGCTTGCTTCAACTGCGGATCGAGCTTTACTTCCAGGCTTTCATTATTCTCCGCCAGAATCGCGATAACCCTGTTCGTATCGTAAATCTTGGGAACGAGATCGAGGATGATCTTGCCCACTTGCCGAACAGCAATAGCAAGATTGTCGATGAAATGATAAGTCGCACGGTCGCCTTGGCGCTGACGCTCCGCAATCGCCTTCCCAGTCCGCTCATTCCCCTGCATCCCAAGCTGATTCTCATACTGCCCGGATACCATCTGCATTTCAATATTCGCCACTTCCATGCCCTTCAACGCTACCGGCGAAGGAACAGGTGGCTCAATACGAGTAGGTGGAGGAAGAGGCTTACCGTCATCTCCAACAGACTTATAAGGCAGATACGCGTGGTTCTGCCGATTTGCAGTCGCCCAATATTCTTCATAGCCTTCAACGCTTTCTACGCCGACAACCCACGGCGTTTTGCTTTGCAAGGCTCCATATTCCACCGCGGCTGACGCCCAGTAGTTATACATTCTTTGCGGGTCTTTCAGCGCTCGGGTATGACCCTTGCGATCCATACGACCTTCAATAATAGTTTCTTCTCCGATCACTGGAACGATCGGGATAGTCTTACCTGCCCAAATCTTCTCCTCTTCTTCAACACAAACATTCCCGACGATGAAGTGATAATGGATCACCCGCGTAAACACCGGGCGACGCTGCAAGGTCTTATCCTTCAGCCACTCACTTTTCGGATCGACTTTGCGGATTTCAGATGCCAGCAGAGGAACTTCATTCTCCCCCTGCTTCACCAGAATCAGCTCGTCCGCGACATCTTCGGCCTCAAAATACTCCGCGACGCGAACATGATCCTTTCCGTTCCACCCGTTATCCCCCGCAAAGCTCTGCGTGCCTGCATACTGCTTATACTTCGGATATTTCAGGTCAAACTGGTCCCGCGGAATATCTTCGAAGATAAACGCATATCTCGCATCTTCCTTCGCCGGGGCACGAGCGTCGGGGTCTATATAAACCGTTAAGGGATCAGGAATCGCGGAGATAAAAATGTCCTGATCGAACGAATTCGCGTCAATGTAATCCGTCGTGACGCGAAGATAGCCAACGCCTCCTTCCACCTGCCAAGTCGTCGCAAGATCATAATGCGCGGGAGCGTTCGACTGGTATTCAATGTGTCGAGCAATGCCGTCCCACATCCGCGCCGCCTCCGCGGTCGCACCGTTCCCCGCCGCGCGATATTTAATCGCAGGCTTATTCATCTTCGCATCGTTGATGATGTTTAGATTGTGCTGGCGGGTTTTGTTGATGGTCAGGGCGGGGCGTTCGTCGCGCTGGCGATCCTGCCAATACCGCATCGGCCACTGATATTTGTTATCCGAGTCTGCATTCGCAAACCGAATGTCTTCAAGGAAAAGGGTGCGGGCGTAGCTTTCCCAGCTTTCGCACAGCTTAAACCGCTCTTTTGCCCGACGGAGAACCGCTTCGAAATCTGTCGCCATAGTCAGCCCATCCATCCAAGATTGTCGCTAATTTCATGCAGACGCTGGATCAGCCCTGCCCGGCTAAACGCGCCCTTCACCTTCGTCGCCTTCGAGCCACTTTCGCCCTGTGAAGCAACGGCCAGATACCGAAACGCATCGGCCGCGTGCGACGACCAATCATGCTTCGGCTCCCCACTCAACACCCCAGTGTCTTTGTTCTCTTCATAATGGTAATGCCGGAGGGCGTGGAGAAGCCCCTTTTCACACCTCGCCGCATCAAACCAGCAGGTCGGGAAAATGCTTCGCGCCGCGATGATTCCATCGAACTTCGAAAGCCTCGGCGTGATCCGCACGTTAAACCCGGCCTCTTTCATCTGTTCCTGGACCGACTTTTTCGAGCCCAAAGACTTCGCCTTCGCATCATGCGGGAGCCAAACAGTGCCGTAATCATAAAGCTCCCCAGTCGATCCCCGACGGGTCTTTAGAATGTGAATGTAGTGCTCGAGGGCCTTTAGTCTGTTTTCGTAAAAGTCCACAATCCGCCGCTGCATTCCGACATACTGCTCAAAAACGATCGAAGTGCTGTCCGAATATCCGATGTCGAAATAGACGTTGACGGACGAGGAGGCGACATGGGGAACAGAGGTGATCCGTCCCTCTTCCGCACAATCCCGAAGCTCATCAGCGTAAACCGCCCCGCTCAGCGAACGCCTGCACTCCCCTTCCCACACATGCAAATAGGCGTCGCGATCACGGGCCTTGAGATCGAGCATTTCCTGTTTGAGGACTGGTGCAAAAAATGGGTTATCCCTCCAGTTAACCTTTTGCACAATTGCGTTCTTAGGAGGATGCAGCACAAAACGCACATACGTATCGTCTGACTCCAGATTTGGATTAAATGAAACCCAAATTTCTGAACCATCTTTACGAATCGTCGGAATCAGCACTTCCCATGAGTTCTGGGTGACTTTATCAGCTTCCTCTACCCAACAAATATCAATGCCTTCATATGACTTGATTTTCGTTATGTTATTGCGAATTCCCTCAAATGAAAATTCTGATCCAGTAGAGGGACAGAAGATTCTGTTTTGTTCGATTCGATAAAATCCGCCTAATCCAAGAGCATCAATTTGATCGCACAAAACTCTGTGAACAGAGTCTCGAACAGAGTTTTGTAGTTCACGGGCGCAGAGCACGCGAAGTGGCTTTTGCGCAGCCAGCACCACAAGGGCACGAGCAATGCCCCAAGACTTTCCAGAGCCTCGGCCTCCATACAACACTCTATATCGAACAGGCAAGCCATTTACATTGTCCCAGAAGAGACATTGTAACGCTTTTGGCCAATTTGCTTGCACAACTGTCACAGCACCCTCGCGAACTCTTTGTGCCATTTATCCGCCGCCACGACATATGCAAAATGAGCAGCCGCTTTGCAATCAAAATAACCTAAATGCTTTCGCATTCCATTAACTGCAATTCGTGCCATCCATTTTTGTCGCATATGATTAAAGTTTACCCCCTTAAAACCACTGGTATTATCAGAAGGTGCACGCATATTCATCATATTTGTTGATGAAGTGGCTTCGCGTAAATTATCAAATCTGTTATCATCTCGATCCATATTTACATGGTCGATAAATTTCTCAGGCATACTTCCTATCTTCATGCACCAGATAACTCTATGAGCATAATACTCCTGGTTATCTATTTTGAGCATAATGTAGCCATTATTTCTTCGACCAGCTTCTTTACCGACATATCGAGTATTCCATCTGGATGGCATATTAGATCTATACTTCCAGAATAATTTTCCAGAAGATTCGTCATAATGCAGGATGGACTTGAAGTAATCGGCGAGGCTCACTTTATCATCCTTCTACCTAAGCCCATCCTTTTTGCAAGCAATGGTGGACCTATTTCTTACAGGCCTTCTTATTATACGCAGCCAACGCCTTCTTGTCCATCGCCTGATCTTTCTTCGATCCTTCCTTAATCCCCTTCGCGCGCAACTTTTTATCCTCTTTCTTATCCATCGAGGACTTTTCCCATTCCTTCATGCTCATCTTAGCCATCATCATTTCTCCTTCTTTTCCGATCCCACAGCTTATACCCAATCTGCATCGACAGATAGACGCAGCCCAAAATCGGAGCCAGCACCGCCGCCCCGTCCGACACATGCTTTACATACTGCAACCAGAGCGGCGTGGAGATCATGCCTACCGACACAATCGCATTCACCTTTTCAAATCTTTCTCCGAACAACCCGCTCAGGAAGTCCAGATTAGAATGGTCCATCAGCATCGCCCCTAGCCCTTCTTACAAATCGCCTCATATTTTGTGTTATTTCGGTCTGTTTTCTCTTTGGTCTTCCGTGTGTCCGCGTGTGACAGATACACGGGGTCATACAAGAGGCAGAAACTGTTTACAGGTGGCGGGGCCGGGCAGGCAAACACGAATAGAAATCCGTAGCAAAACATTAGTCCCTCCAGTATTTCGGGTTGAATGCTTTGTCCGAGGGGTCTTTTTCGTGCCGTTCATCCGCCTCTTGCGCTGCCGCACTCGCCTTCGCCAGCACGCCATTCAACGACTGCGCCGCCTCCGCAATGGCTTCTCTCTTGCCCTGATCCACCAGCTTTTTCTCATTCGCCCAAAGAACAAACTGCTCAATGAGTTTCAAAAGCGGCGGGAGGATGGAGAGAAGCCATGCGACCATCAGCGCGATCCACCAGTGACGTTAAAGTCCTTCGCCCCGATCAACCCAATACCGACCAGCGCGGTCTGCAGATCAACCCAATTCACCGTCTTGGTCTGCCAAGCGTTCCAGATCACCGTCACGAGCGCCAAAATGCCCGGAATCGTCGTCATCCAGTTTTTCATCATCGTCCACTCCTACCGCCAGCACCGCTCATTCTGAGCACAATGAAAACCGGCCTTGACCACTTCACAGCCTGCCAGCCCTAAAGCCCACAGGCCGACCAAAAGCACCACCGTCTTCTGTCTCATCTCAGCCTCGCAAATTGAAAGTGCATTCCATCCGCAGAACGCTCGTCCAGACTATCTTTATCCCCATCCCAATCTCCGCCCCACACACCACCGAGTGCAAGGAAGGGCTCCACAACCTGCTGCCGCAGGGCCGCAAAGTGGGGGGTCCGGTCGTATTGCCCATTGCGGGGCGCGTCAAAATCCGCCGCGCAGCCATATGAGTGCATCGACAGCGCACGCCCGCCACGCATCGCCCGAAAGTTATATGCCCCCGCGAAATTACTCATCCCCCACGAGTCGATGACCTTCTGGTCTTTCCCGGCGTTCTTCCACACCGCGTCCAGCCACATCGCGAACGCATCTGAACACTTCTTATGAACGCGAAGTTTAGCTTTCTTCCCCAGAAAGTAAATGTTGAACGGGGCGGGCAGAAGAACAAGATTGTTGCTCTCCCACCGCCCCGACGCCAGCCCATTCATTCCTCTGGGATTGCCGTAGAAAGCGTCACATTCAGATTGAAGAGGCCAGCGCATTTTCTTACTCCACTACGATAGGCGGCACATCATCCTGCGCCTGCTTCGCCGCGTTCGCCTTCTCGACGTTGATCGTGTTGGCGAGCACGCCTTGCAGCAGACCATTCGCCACAGCTTCGAAGACCTCCTGCCCGGTGGGCGGGCGGTAGCTGTCAGGGACCGCAGGAATCTCTGGCACGGCGGGTGTGACGACATTGCCGTCCTCGTCCATCACGGCAGGAACTTCCGGCACCGCAGGCGTGCCCGGGACCAGCACGCCATTCGGGAAGTAAAGTTGCGCGTAGCCGACCGTGATCCGGTTGATGTCAGCGTCCGCGATCAGGACGCGACTGGCAAGCGGCTCCGCGTCGATGTCGCGCTTGGAGGAAATTTCAAAGTAGCCCATCACGCATGTCCTTCGTCAGTTTCGACCGGCTCGTTGGCCTTCGCCACAGCCGCCTCCAGTTTCTCCAGAATAGCCAGCGCAGGCTTCGCGCCCTGCAAGCCGCTTGCCTTCACCGCCACGTCCAGAAGCTGACCCAGCGTGTTAAGCTCGTCCTGAGTAAAAGTTACGTTGACCATTTTCTCTCTCCAAAGGTGCTCGCTGGGTTGGAGACAGGGCAGGCCCAGCGAGCGATCCTCCTGCCCTGTGTTCGTCAGGCAATCATCGCTATCGTAGCAACCCAATCCGGCGCGAGCGTCACACCGTCCGCAGTCCAGCCGCCGGAGTGGCGTCCCTCGTCATCGACAGGGCCGACATCTGCGCTCCACACGTATTGCGTGATTACCGGCGCGAAGGTCGGCATTCCCTCCGGCGTGCCGTTGAGCCGCAATCTGCCCCAGTAGCCGGGACGCGCAACGGGCGGGGGCGGCGTTTCGCCAATCGGCGTCGGCGGCTGCGGTTCGTAAACCGTGCCCGCCACGGCCATGAACCATCCGCCGCCTGAAGCGAATGAGCCGGAGACGATGACGTTGCCCTGCTCGTCCATAAAGCCGAGACGGGCGGCTTCGGACAGGAAGAAGCTTTCGTCGGGGGCTTGGAATATGATTTCCATTAGTAGGATGCTCCTACGGTTGATTTTGTCTTGAGGGTGGCGTCTGAGAGGCGCTGGTTGTAGACCGCCAGCGAACGCACCCAACCGCCGATTGCGGAGCCGAGCGTAATTGTCGCTGCCGATGGGGTCGCAGACAGCGCCACCGTTCCGACTGTGCCGCCATTTGAAACGGTCGACATTCCCGCCGCGCTGATCGCCGCGCCGACCCTGTAGTTAGTGTTGGCGGCGAGTGCCGATCCAAAAGATGCGGACAACTGCACGCCAGCGGCCTGCCCAACATACATAAGACCGTTTGAGTAGGCTTCTGTAACGCCAAAGGAGCTAGAGTTGGCGATGACGATGGAGGAATACGCCCCCTGTGCGTTTGAATGCCCGGAGTTAAACTCTTGCAGGAAGCTGTAAGCCGCCCCCTGCAAAGTCGTCAGCGCCGTCCCCGTCAGTTTCACGATGTCAGGGGCGCGGGTAACGGAGGTGGCGTTAGAATTGTTCGGGATATAGGAGGTGGGGAAGGAGCCGAGTTCTTCCTGCACTCCGAAGAAATAGGCCGTTTCGGCCCCTGTTGCCGTGAACGTGACGTTACCAGAAGTGTCGAATGTGTTCCCCATTGCCGCCGAGGCAAAACCCACCACCGGGATAACGTCAGTCACAGCCGCGTTGCTCGTTATCGAAAGCCGGAACCACCCGTTTCCAACATACGTCTTCGTCGCGGATGTAACTGTAGCGTTCGCCGTGCTGCTGTCCGAGGACGTTCCGCTGGCGTTCGTTGTCAGATCGAACACAGCCGAATAGTATCGGCTCGCCGTATTAAACGACGTTGCACAGAGGAATATATATTTAGACGTTCCGGGCTTCACATAAACGCTTGTCGAATACGTAACGGAGCTTGTCGTCGTAATCGCGGCGTTGTGATACGTCTGATGAGCCCCCGCGCCAGCAGAAGCTGTTATGCGCATCGCAACGCTGCCATCTGGCGCGAGCGTCGTATCGCTCCCCCTGACGGAGTTTACGTAAAACCAGCGAGTGCTGGATAAATCACCGCTATACGTCGCAAGGTTCGCCCGCGTCTCTTCCACCAGCATACCCCTCGGCGTCGCGGGGGTCGTGGAGGGGTCGTAGTCGTAGCGGGGCAGATAGATGGCGTTAGCTGTCGTCGCGATGTAGGGACGCGCGTCCGTCTGGTAGGTGACGCGCTCCAACTGTGCGCCCCAGATGTAAATACCGTTTGTGCCGGATGCAGACGGCGTCAAGCTGTTGTCAGCGGAGCACGCCTGAACTTCGACACCGATGAAAAGTGTGCCGTCATCCTTCCTCAACGAACAGCGATACCAATCCGGGTATCCGCTAACAGGCGTCATGCTCGCCGTGTAACCTGACCGCACTGTCCCCACAGCGCCCGTGTTCAGATTGAACCACGCGCCACCGTCAGAAGCGTTGACGTTGTAGATGCACAAGTAGTTAAAGCCCGCCTTCTTGGCATAGACGGAAACCATATTCCCGCCGGTCGTAGTGCAATAGACCGCACCAGCGTATGCCGAGGAAGCTGTTGGGTATAAAAGATCAGCGGTGCCTTGCCCATTTGGCGCTGTAGTGGCATCGGCGGTGACACTGGCCGTGCTGTAAACCCACGGACGTGTAGAGCCAGCGGCAGTTGTATCGCGGAAATCCTCGCTATACGTCAGCAAATTCGCCGGAGCATACGTCAACGCCCCGGTGCTGTCATACATCATCCGGTTGCCAGCGGTCGCGCCGGTCGTGCCAGAGTTGTCGATCCACGCAGGCGTTGCGATAGAGCCGGGAGCGCCGTTGGTGTATGCGCGCAGCGATGTCACCCAACCGAACGACAGGTTCGTCCGCAGCGTCGTCGTGCCGCTTGCAGGAGCCGTCTGGCTGATGTTGACGGTGTAGGTTCCCGCGCCGCCCGTGCCCGTGCCGAGCGCGGTGATGACGGTCCCTGCGGCAACCGTGGAGCCGTAGACATTCTGTCCAACGGCGAGACTGCCAGATGACACAGACGAGACGGTTAGCGTCGTGCCGCTGATCGAACCGACGAAGGTGGACAGGAAGCCGAGCGCGCTTGTCGCCGCGTCGTCTGTCAGCCGGAACGAATTGATCCCCGTCTGCTCGTCAATGTAGAAGCTCTCGACGAGGCGCGATGCGTAGCCGGTGATCGAGAAGGTTTCGGCGGCGCGGGCGACTGAGCCGGATGTGGTTGGGGTGTAGGAGGTGGGGAATGCGCCAGCCTCCAACTGGAAAAACGTGCCATATATCGTTTCCGTCCCGGCAAAAGTTCCTGTCGGAATGCCTCCAGAGTAGGAAGGTGTGTCCGTCTTTGCAAGGCTCAAAACAATGTAAGTGGTGCTTTTGTTCAGACTTGTCGTGATAGACAGGCGGAAACGTCCACCACCGAGATATGTTTTTGATGTAGCCGTGACTGTTCCGCTTCCAGTTCCAGAACCAGTTTTAGAAGCAGTCCCGTTTGACGTTGTGGATATATCAAAGGTGGCAGTAGCCCAATTCGTCCCGTCGCCTTGAAGGCAAAGCGTCGGATAATTATTCGTCCCAGCCATAACCTCACACGAACATGTATATGTCGCGTTGGCTGTTATAGAGACCGTGCTTGTTGTGTAGAACTGGACGCCTGACGAGCCGGATGCGTTTGTAATTTTACCCATTAATGTCACGCCATCGGAGGCAACAGTCGTGTCAGTGACCATTGTTCCGGTGACGACGGACCATGCCGCATTCGTCATCGCGCCAGATTGTAAAACAAGGTTCGTCCGCGTCCCCTCGACCAGCAGCCCCTTCGGCTTCCAAGTGCTCGTTCCCGTGTCGTAATAGTAGTCGAAGCGCGGGCCGTAGTAGGCTGCGGTGGTGGTGGCGACGTAGGTGGAGGGCGTCGTCTGGTAGGTGACTAGTTCAAGCTGCGCGCCCCACAAGTAGATACCATTGCCGCTCGTCGTCACACCGCTTGTCGAAGACCCATTGCCTGACGCAAGACGTGCGGTTATTGAGGAAATAGAAGACGTAAACGTAACATAGCAGCGATACCAGCCGTTGCCGACAGAGATCATGTCATAGGTAGCAGAACCGCCGCTTATTGTCCCCTTGGTCCCGTTAGACAGATTGAACCAGACTTTTAGCTCAGGCCCGCTGTAAACATCCAAAAAGAACCAAGAAAACTCACCGGCTTTGGCGTAGATCGAAAACGTAAAAGTTCCAACCGAAGCACTCGATGCCCCTGTTCCACAGTAGCGGACAGCGTCCGTCCCGCTGTTCGCTGCCAGCTTGCCTGCCGTTGACGACCCATCCGGAGCCGTTTCATTGCTGCTCAGCGTCGCGCCTAAAAGAGCGGACTGCCAAACAGAGTTGCTCAACGTCTGGCTGTATGTGCACAGATTATTCGGTGCCCACGTCAGCTTGCCCGTGCTGTCATACATCATCGCCTGACCAGCGCGGCTCACGCTGCCGCCAGTCGGCATGGACGACAGGGTGGAGAGCGTGTCGTAATCCCCGAGCGCCTGCGTGAAGCGCCCCAGAACAGTGGGGGAGGCGCTATTGAAGAGAGCCTGTGCGAACATTAGGCAAACCCGAGTTGCGCCGCAGCGAGGAAGTTCGTGCCGTCATACACGGCGGTGATGACATCAATCGCGCCAGCCGTCGCGGAAAGCGTCGGGGCAGCGCCGCCCTGCCACTTGAAGTTCGTCCATGTCGTGATCGTCTTGTTGCCGCCCGTGCCCTGCGTGACGATCAGAACGTAGGTTCCGCCCGCAACCGCATTGCTGACGGTCAGTGTCGCGCCGACCTGATCGAGCGTCAGGGTGGCGACGGACGAGGTGTTCGAGTTCCACGTAATTGTCGCGCCGGAGGTGAGGGCGGTCGGCGGTGCGATAAACTGGGCGGCTTCAATGTTGCTGAATGCGGTGTCGTCAGCGACGCGGACCTGCAAGGTTGCGGACGAGGATTTGCGCTTCAGGGCGGGAAAGCTGGAGGTCGTGCCGCCGAACTGGAGACGGCCGAAGTCGGTCGTTCCCCAGTTGTAGATCGCCATTATGCCGTCGCTTCCAGAAGTCATCTGGATACGCTGGTCGATACCGAGAACGCTTGAGGTGCCAGCGGTGATCGAGCCGCCAAACACGCGACCGGCGACATACACATTGCGCGGACTGTTCGCGCCGCTCGCGCCGATGTCGTATTGGTTGTTGGCGACAGCAAGCAGCATCCCCGAACTGTCGATAGTCCAGCGCCTTGTTGCGGTGCCGCCCGTTCCTGTCTGGAAGTATATGCCAGCAGTCGGGTTAATAATCTCGAAGGAAGCAGCGGAGCCGGTTCCGGCACTTTGATAACCAATTTGGCCAGTCGAGATGTAGGTGCGGGCGTAATCGCTCGCGCTCGTGTAGCTCGCATAGACGTTGAAGGTCTGCGCGAACGCACCGTTCCGCAGCGCGAGGGTGTTGGGCTGGCCGTCGCGCCGCAGGATAACGTCGCTGCCAGTTCCCGCCGCGCCGGAGCCCCACCCAAAGCCAGCCGTTGCGTTAAGCTGGAAAAACATATCGCCGGAGACGGCAATCATTTCCGCCATGTTTCCGGCGATTTTTGAATACCAAGTCCACGCCCCGGAAGAGCGGCTATAAAGGCCGATTTCATGTGGGCTGGCGCTATCAAATACGATAGTATTTGCAGATGTGCTGCCTGCGCCGATGACAAGCTGCTTTGCACTGTTAATCGTCAGCGCCGTCGCATACGAAGTCGTCGCAGCAGTCTGAAAGATAATCGAGCCGCCAGCGGTCGTGCCAGCGGAGCCCTTGATCGTGAAGTTCGGGCCGGTCGTAGCAGCGCCCGTGTTGCTCTGGACCTGTAATGTCTGAGCAACAGCGCCGGATGAAACATCCGCTGCGCCGAGTTGCAACGAGCCTGCTGCATACGTCAGAAGCGCCCCGCCAAACGAGCCGCCGTTATTATACTGTAACTGCCCGCTTACACCGCCCGGCGAGCCGCCACCACCACCGCCCGCAGCGGTCCAGTCGAAAGTCCCGGTGAACGGATTGAAAACCCAAGCCATCGACTTAACTCCGCGTAACGGTCAAGAGGTTGTTCGATCCGTCATAAGTCAGCGTAAGGGTCGCAACGGTCGTGCCGCCTGACCCTCCAATCTTGTAAACAACGCCAGTCAAATTGCTGCCAGTATAACTCAACGAGATATAGTCGTATTCGCCGGGAGAAAGCGGCTGGAAAGCCACAACCGCCGGGGCATAAGAGCCCGTCCCATCACTCATCGGGACGAGCTTTGTCGCCACGCCCGTCTGATAGTCATACATATTTGCGTCAGGGGTGATCGGCATTGCTCAGTCCTCTAGGAGAAAAAGGAGGGGCTCAAGGCCCCTCTTGTTAGTTATAGGCCCAGGCGTAAGTCGTCGCGCCGCCCGTATTCGAACAGGCAACGATGCGGGTGACTGCGCCCGTTGTGCTGACCGCCGCACCATAAGCACCTGCGCCATACGCCTGCCCATTGCTCACAGACGCCAACGCACCCTGAAGGGCGGCGGTGCAGGTCGGGAGGGTCGCGATGGTGTAGGTCGGAAGCGTAACGCTGCCCGTAACGACCGGGCTCGTTAGCACATACGCCTTAAGCTGCGAGGTTGAGATCACCTCAGTCTGCGGCATGACGCCGTTCGACAGCATCGTGTCGGCGGGGATACGCTCGTTACCCGTCAGCGGCAGCGTCGCGACATAACCCGTGATCGGGGAGAGGGTGGCGAGAGGATAGTCGGGGAACTGGCCCCCGGCGAAAGCGGCACTAACGCCAAGGAGCGCCAGAAGTCCGCCGTAAAGCGCGATTTTCTTCATCATGAGCCTCGTAAGTGGGGATGGTTAAGCCCATCGCACAAAATCGCCTTGGAGTTGGCGGTGCCTCAACTATCGCGCGCGAGTCCACTAATTACAACCCACCTCCCCATCTAAAGCCCTCAAATGTGGCTCTCACAGAGGCATCCGCTCCATCCAATGCAGCACCGGAATCACTCCATCCGCCTCAGCCCTCAAAATCGCCCCCTTCAGCGTCGTCTCCACAAGGCTTTCATCGCCCACGCGGGACAAATGGCGGGCCGCCACAATACCGAGAGGCTTTTTGTCGGGCCAGACCATCTCCACAATCGGCATATACAATCCCTCCAGCTGCGCTCTGCCTCCCTCCACATCCGTGAGTTTGCACTCAATCACGACAATCCGCTTCGCCCCGACGATCAGCAAATCCGTCTGGCAATGGCCGGGGCCGTTCAAATCCCGAAATTCGAACCATTGCCCCGGCTCCGCCCTCGGAATCATCGCCCCAAGCGCACGTTCATACCGAATCCCCGCCGCCTTCGCTCCGCGAGGTCTGGATTTGGGGATGTGGGCGGGGCGGAGACACATGGCCGCGTAAGAAAGCCCCGCGACGCTCCGAAAGGCCATTTTTCACCCCCTCGCCGCCAGAAGCACACAAAGGCCCAGAAATCGCGCCCCGAAAAACACACAGCCCGCCAACACCACGGCTTTCAAAAACGCGAATTCCGGACGCATCTCAGCAATTCCACGCGCGAAGGGACTTATTGATCCGCGAGTTTGGATCGTTCGCGGTTTTCGCGCTCGTAAGTTTTTTCTTCATCCCCGACATTCGGGCACAAAAGCTCGCCTTTCGGCCCTTCGCCTCGTCAGTTTTGGGGTTGGGGGCGGGCGGTTTCAGGCCGGGTTTGCCGGGGTTTGCCTTGTTGTAGGATGCTCGGCCCTTTGCGTTCAGCCCGCCCGCCGGGTTTTTGCCTTCAGCTCTCTGCCATGCCGGGGTTTTTGCCATCTTCTAGACCTCTGATGTTGGTGGGGAAATGGGTCAGGCTCCCTTGCGGGAGCCTTTGGCCTTTTGGGGCAGGCCTTTCGGGACGCCCCCTTTCAGGAATTCCTTCCCGACCTTCTGCGGCACGCCGAGTCTTTTCGCGGCCTTCGGATCACTCGCCACAAGGCCCATCAAGCGGGCTTGCGCCTTGCTTCTAACAGGCATGGGCCACCCCCGCCATCTCCAGCCGTTCCTTCAACGTGCTCGAATACGCTCGCATATACCCGACCTGCCGCCGCATAATGTCGAGCTGCTCCGCAGGAATCCCGGCCGGGGCGCGCAGGGCTCCTTCGAGGCGCAAAATCCTGGCGTCGAGTTCACTCTTTTCGACTTTGACTTTTTCGATCCATTCCATTTTACTCTCCGTGCGTGAGCAGCCTGACACCTTGGAACGCCTTCGGCGGGGGCCTGGCCTGTTGGCCGGGCGGGGGAAGCAGCGGGCATTGGCATACCGCATGTCAGACTGGCCGGTCCTAGCTTCCCCCCTCGACCTGCGGTCGAGCCCCAAGCATAGTGGCCTGGAACGCCTTCGGCGGGAGAGGGCCTACGGCCCTCAGCCTTTGAGCATGACGGTGGCCCGGTCCTGTTCGAGCGCCGCCTCGATCACCTTCGCCTCGATTTCATCCACCTGGGGGGTTGAGGATACGAAGTTGATCTGGAGGTTGAGGCCCGCAGCCCCTTGCCCGACAGCCTGTTGGGGGGAAGGCCCGCCCTTCGCGGTCGGGATCGACCTATCAGCCATGGTCGTGAAAAGTTCCAGAAGCTCACGTTTCGTGAACTTTTCTGGGTCGTTTTCGAACCGCTCCTGCAACTCTTCGAGCACGGAAGTGCCGAGGGCGGCCATCCGCTCCTGCACATTCACAAAGACTTCGTGGAGTTCTTCGGCGTAATAGGCGACCAGCTCCTGAAAGGCCGGGTCGTTTTTGAGGTCGGAGATTCTCGCGACCGTCAGGCCGGTCATCCGGGAGCATTCGAGCAGGTTTTTCCCGCTCGCGACCGCTTTCGCCAGCAAATGGTGATTGTAGCGGAGCGCCTTGATGCGGGCGTAGCTCTGCGTCCCTTGTTCCCACATCTTCGCGACATCTGCCTCGGTCAGCGGGCGCGTCGCGCCGAACGCCAAGAGTGCCGGTTTCCGCCCCCGCCCGGGCGGAGAGATCGCATACATGACAAGTCCTCCGAGCCTGCGGGGCGTCGGGCCGGGGCCAAGCCCATCCTTCCGCCCCTCCAAAGTGGGTCTGAGGTTCAACATAACTCACCCCGCGCGGGCGCGCAAGGGCTCCACCGGGCGAAAGGGGGCGGGGGCGAACAGAATTTTGCGGGGAGAGTGGGCGAAAAGGCAAAATAGACCCATCACCTTTTTCCTATCTCGTATTTTTGAGTGATCGGCTAAGCATTACACCCTGGACCATCTGGGCCGGTCCCCCCGGAGGGCGCAAAGCGCCAGCCTTCCCCCGAAGGGGAGCCTTAAGGGGGCTTTCGCCCCCTCTATCTATTCATCAAAAACAATTGTCGATCGATCCGAGAATGTAAGATGAACCCAACCCTCTTCATTCTCGATTCTAACCTTTTCATCCATGTCCTTTGCCATTTCACAAATCGTTGCGAGCGGCAATGGATCATAAGTCACCCTCGCGTTAACCCACGCGAAAACGAAATCATCGAGCCTTGCGGCCAACGTGCGCGCCATTTTCTTTTCCCTCAATGTCAAACAACCATGAGGCTCGGCCCCATGAATTAGACCTTAAAGGGTTAAGCCCACCTTGTCAACCCTCATGGGCGAAAGATTTTCGCCCCTTCGAACCTTGCCCCCTTCGAACCTTCCGGCCCCATCACAATCGCCGGGAAACGGGCCGCCCATGCGTGAAAGGGGCCTTCCCGCCACCCATATACCGGCCACCCCCTTTCGCCTATGGGCACCCCCTTTCCGCCCTTCCCCCTTTTCCCGCCCCCATGGTCCTAACCTTTTCCCCCTTCCCCCTCCAGATTTTTCTTGCATCACATTTCGAATCATGGTTTAACTTTCGGGCGCGGTCGAAGCGACCGGCTCGGGCGAAAGCCCGATTTGACAATCAAATAGGAGTCTTCACAATGGACAATCTCACTCTCTCCTTCGCCGGATTCACTTGCGATTGGAAAGATCTCCCGGACAATTCCAAAGCGGCCTTGGCTGCATTGGGTTTTTCGACGAAGATCAAGAATTCCGTCGCGGGTTTGAAAAAGGCGATTATGGGCGAAGGTGCGAACCCGTGGAGCGACGATGATATTGCGGCGGAAGCTGCCCGCCTCGGCCTTTCGGAATTCGGCCGGGACGAGGCGACTGCCAATGCGATTATCGCCGCGACGCAGAAGGAAATGTTCGAAAGCATTCTTTCCGGCGTCAATCCCGCCCGTCAGGGTCGCGCCCCGAGACTTTCCGACGATGACAAGCTCCGCCACACCATCGCGGTCGAATTCATGACCGCGGCGGCAAAGCGGCAGAACAAGGTTCTTCCGAAGCGTTCAAAGCCTGATGAAAAGGCGGCGTTTGATGCGCTTCTGGCCAAAGCCCTTGAGCGGCCCGATTTCGCGAAGGCGGTCGAAGCCGAATTCGCGAGCCGCAAGAAAAAGGCGACGAAAGAAGTCGCGGGGCTTGAAGACCTTTTCGCCTGACAATCGACGGGGGCTCCGGCCCCCGTTTCCCTTCCATGTAATTTTCGGAGCCTATCATGTATCTTACCATCTCTTCTGACCGTGGCGTCTTTTCCCCCTTTTCCGCGCAATATTGGGAGTTGCCCAAAAGCAAGCGGGAATGCGGTCGAATCGTCCGGGAATATATCGGCGTTGAAGGGCCGCGCGGCAATCGCCTGCGCCTTTCCGCAACCCGCCGCATGTGGCGGGGCGTTAAAATGCACCGTGAAGGCGGATTTACATTCGAGCCCCATTGGGGGTATTATGTGACAATCAGCAAAGAGCCCCCGTTTTAACGGGGGTTTTCTTTTTGCCTTCCAGCCCCGTTGCCTTTTCCGGCGCGGGGCTTTTTGTTTGCCTTGCGGGCAAATGGCTGGGCGAAATGGTGGAATGGCTGGGCGGGAAATGGTAGGGCGAAAGGGAAATGGTAGGGGGTGAAACATGCGGGGGCTTCATTCGCCGGCTACGAAAAAGCGAGTATGCTATACCCCCAGTGGGGGGCGGGAGTGGGCCTAGGGTTAGACCCCCCCTTGTTTGAGTGTAGTATGGGCCTAACCCGATGGTCCTAACCTATTTCTCTTTTCCCCTCCTTCCCAGATATTCTAACTCATTTTTTATATAGAGAGAATCTGGAAGAAACTAAGACCCAAAACCACCTTAGACCCACCCTCTCCCCCCACTCACCCATAGCATACTCGTTTTGGCATAGCCCGGCTACCTAGCCCCTATACTCCACCCCTTTTCCATGGTATCCACCAACATTGCCCCCCAACCCACCACCAAAAGGAGCCCACCAACCTATCCCTCGCCCGCCAATCCCTTCCCCCTAAACCCATCTTTGCACCCCGCAACCATGGGCCAAACCTGCCCCTCTCACCCACACCAAGGAGCCTCCAAATGGCACTTACGCAGGAACGAATGATCGCCTTGATCTCCACGGCGCGGAGATTTTACAACGATCTGGACGCATTTAAAACGCAGACCCGGAAACTTATCGCGGATCTCCCCCTACAACCGACCCACGACGAACTCCTCACAACCATCCAAGCGCTCCAATTCATGCTCGATTCTTTCCGGTCAGCCGAACAAGACATCCGGCTTCTTATCAGCGAGGAAATGCACTACAAGCAAAACCACCGCCGAAACCAACGCGCCGCTGAATACGCACGTCGCCGCCGCGCCGGGCTCCCCACCACCTTCAAAGGGCTAACCAGCGAAGAAGCCGAACTCGCCACTTCC